CTGCACGGAGCTTTTGGGAAACCTTAAAAAAATAAATTGAGTTACAACTCTTTCTATGGCGGGGAGAATTTTTTTAAACGCGGCAAGAGAATAAGTCATTGCTTGAAAATTAGCGGTGAGTTCTTCTCCTTTAAATTTAGATTTGCTGCTTTTATAGTCTATTATTTTAAATAAATTTTGTTTTTCGTAAAAAGCATTTTTATCAATAAAACCTTTGATTTTATATTTGGGATCTTCGTTTTCAATCAAAAACTCAAGCTCGGCTTCTCCTAGTTTGGATCCTTTGCAGTAAAAATCTTGATTCAAGCCAACCCAAACCATGTCGTTTATCATGGAAAGGTCTTCTTCTGTAAGATTTTTTTTCTTCCAATGTTTTATAATTAATCTTTTTACAGCGGGGCTTCCATCTATCCCGCCTCTTTTCATTATTTTGGTAAAATGTTTTTTATGGCGGCTCTTTAATAAACATTCGAACACAAGATGGCATATTGTGCCTCTTGAAGCCCCAGAGTTTTCTTTCTGGGGTATTTTTAAATGATAAGAACACCAATAGCTCCAAGAGCAGGTTTCTAAAGTTTTTGCTCTACTCGCAGAGAGTATTACTTCGTTTTTTGGTTTTTCCATTGTAAAATTTCTTCCTTTGACATTTCTCCAAAATCTTTTTTACTTGGGAGTTTTATGCAAATTTGCTCTTCATCAAAATAATTTAAAAGCTTATGGTGCATTTGGTGCGCTGCCTTATTACCGGCTTGATTGTTATCTATATCATTATTAAGACATATGTTTATTTTAGAAGCATCTATTTTAAGAAGGAATTTTATTAGAGAAATGGGCAAATCTAATCCAAAAGAGACTGCAGAATTTTTAATTCCAGCTTCCCAAAGTGATAGCATATCGCCTATACTCTCCACGATAAATATTTCTTTAGATTCTAATATATATTTTTTATTAAAGAAAAGAGGATAGCACCAGTTGCTTTTTTTGCCTATCAGTTTCCATTTAGGCCGATTAGAATCTTCTGATGTTAAAATGTCTCTTCCGGCAAACCCTAAAATTTCTGACTTAGAATTAAAAATAGGAAAAACGTAACGATTGGACATTTTACCTGTGATTGCTAATCCAGATTTAAAATATGCTAATGTCTCGGACGAAACTCCTCGGTTTTGCCAATAATCATAGATTGGATAAAGTTTATTGAGATATTCCGCAGGATAAACGAGAGGCTCTTTGATAAGTGGCGATTCTTTATCTGCCGCTGAAGTTAAATTAATTTTGCCAGAGAGCCATTTTTTAGTATGATCTAGGGAAGGCAAATTTAAAGTTATTCTGACTAATTCATCAAATGAACCGCCGATTCTTTCTTTAAAGTCATACCATCTGCCGGTAGATTTTTCTATGGACAAAACCCCATTACTCCCAGATTCGCGGTATAGTGGTTTGGATCTGTAATGAGTTCCGTTTTCAATTAAAACGTACCCCATCTCCTCAAGAACTGCTCTGATGTTTTCCATGTTATATGAGATCTCCATCGCTGGTGTCGTTTGAATCTTTGATATCAACTTGAGCATTCTGGCGATCAATCGCATCTTGAACTGAGCCAAGTTCAGAAACCTCAAAGTTTTTAATTAAAAAATTAAGGTAATTTTTGACAAATTTTTCAGAACCATCTGGAAATTTTCTCTTTATTAAATCAAAATGACCAGCCGCGTTTTCTCCTTGGAATCTAGTTTTTAGTGGAATGAGCTTGTGAGTGCCGGACTCTGTAGTATCTAAAGCTATTTCGTCTGTAGTTTTCCTTCTGAAAATGGCCATGAATGAAGTGAACCACAAAAGTCTATCGGTAATAGAAATAGCCGACGCATCGTCTGTTACATTTTGAGAAGACCTGTTTGTATTTTCGCCGCTACGATTTAATTGAATTGCTGTTAATATTGGAGAGTTTAATTCTTCGGCTAGTTTTTTTATTTTATCAACTTTTTGACCAATCGCTTGGTACTCCGACCAGTTTTGCCCAACTTTTTCTCCGGTTAATTTTATATAGTCATAAACTATGATACATGGATTATCTCTTCCCACATTTGCGAGGTGCCACCTTCTTGTCAGGGAGCATATCTCATCAATATCTTTGTTGCCAACATGCAAGTGATCGTATTGCATTTGCCTTATGGCTGGATACGAATCTCTAATTTTTTTGACATACGCTTCTGATCTTCGCCACTTTCCGGTTTCAATGAAATGAAGCGGAACGCCAGAAACTGAAGACATCATCCTAAATTGCATCTCTTCCCGGCTCATTTCCGTATCCAAAATCAAAGCTTTCAAATTATTTTTCTTAGCGGTTTTCATTGCTAAATCGTTAAGAAAAGTGGTTTTACCTTCTCCAGGCCGAGAAGCGATAGCGTATATATTTTTTGATCTAAGCCCGCCGTAGAGTCTGTTAAACTCTACGTAAGGAGTAAGAAATCCCGGGTCGTCGGTAATGTTTTCTCCGCGTTCTTCAACTAAAACGTCTAGACCGTCGAAAAGATTCTTGGGTTGCTCGTGAACGCTATAGGAATTTATTTTTTCTCCGTATATTTTATCGACTTCATTTAAAACTTCCTGTATTGGCTGATCTGCGCTTTGGAGAACTTTTGTTTTTATTTTCCCAGAAGTTTCTACGATTTCTCTCCGTATTCTTAATGAGACAAGGTGCTTTGCCGCCTCAATAACTGCTTCTTTTGCTATTTGAGTAAAAGCTACGCTCTCGATGTAATCGTAGATTGAAATTTCATCCTTGAAAGAAATTCCAAGAGCTTGAATTTTCTCGCAAAGAATAACCTTATCAATCTTATCGTTTTTATTTAATTTTTCTTTTAGGCAAAGAAAAATAACAGAGTGGACTTTGTTACAAAAGTCACTTTCAGATAGAAAGTTATCAAGCTCAGCAAATATTTCTGGGTGATTTAATATCCCACCGAGTACATGCTTCTCGACTCTTAAAGAAAAGAGTTCTTTAGTTTCCATGAGATGATTTTGCAGTCTTTGCTATGGTTGGTCAAATTTTAAAACCAGGATCTTCTGGTCCCCGCTCGTCATCGTCTAAGTCGAGGGTTTTTGACATTGTTTCTATTTGCGTTTTTTCAAGAGCTTTCATCGTCATCGTTAGGTTTCTTTCCATAGCTTGGGCGTGTATTTTGCTATCAAACATGCCAAATGTTTGAAACTCGCCATCTTCGTTAAAATTAAAAAGAAGAAACCCTCCAAAAGAGCATTCGTTTATTTGTTCGAGCAACTCTCTCGGAAACTTAAATTTCTTTTTTGCCATCATATTATAATACACATTACAAATCGATATTGTATTTTTTTATAAATAAATCTGCAGAAATTTTATCGACCTCTTCTTCGTTTATTTCTATTAAGGTAAACCCATTATCTTCCAGCCATTTGGCTTTTGCCGAGTCTCTTTTTATAGACTCTAAGTATTTTAACCTAGAGTCATTATGAAAAAAAGAATTAAATTTATCGTGCTGTTTTCCATTAACCTCTACTGCTATTTTCTTGGTGGCATTTAATATGTCCACCTTCATTCTTGAGCCGTAAACCGGAAACTCTTCGTAGACTATATTATTTACCCAAAACTGCTTTAAAAATTGCTTTACTTGAAATTGAACTTTTGATCTTGAAGGCTTTTCCCATTGAATTCTTTGCTTGGAAACATTACGAAATATTAATTTACCGTTTATATTGTAAAGTCTCATTTTTTAAGTGCCGCTTTAAATTTATTAAAAAAGAATTTGCACAAGTCGGGATTAGACTCTAAATACATTCTAAAGTTATCCATTCCTTGATGCTGCTTTTCAATTTTAAGCCCTGCAGATTCTACTTCAGAAATAACTTCGTCAGACACGGTAACCCATGCGCCCTTAGCGGAAACCATCTCAAACATTAGCAAAGAATCGATAACCTCATATTCAATCCATATACTTTGACCGTTTTTACGCCCATATTTAATTGGATATTTAACTTCAATACCGGTTTTTTCATTGGGAGTTTTTCTAAAAATAATTTTGCACCAATGCCCTACGGGTTTGTCATCTTTATCTTTAATAATATCTTTTTGGTATCTCTGTTGAAATTCAAGAATCCAATCGCTGTAATGTAGGGCCGCGTTGCCGCCCGAAGCGTTTGTGACTTTTGGATCTCCTTTTTCA